GTCCGTAACGTACAAGATTTTGTCTCCGCTTGATCTGGAATGAAGCAAATACCCAACCGGCTCTGGGGTATCATGCTCAGTCCGGAATGGGAGAATATCAAATGTTCCTACAAGGAACACTGTGTATTCATCATCTCCGACGCGGTTAAGAGAATGCAGTCGCCGGCAGTCTTGAATCCCAAGCTCATTCATCTCGCCTTCAGGCATCCAGACATCAACGCATTTTCTCAGCAGGTCTTTTACCGCCTTGCTGTGATCTCCGTGACTGTGTGTCACAAGGCATCCGGCAATTCTGGAAAGATTAAAGTCGCAGCCTATCTGTATCCGCTTGATTGAGATTCCAGCGTCCAGCAGCAGATCGGTGCTTCCGTCAGAAATCATATAGCAATTACCGGAGCTGCCGGACGCAAGAACCTTAATATCCATCAGAAATCAGGACCTCCATCCTGACTCCGTTCTACATTGTCAACAGCACCTGTCGGAACGCCGATCACCTCGCCGGTGGATTTGTCCACATTGGGCATCCGAATTCCGGGATTCGCGTCATGGAGAGCAGCAGGCTTTACCGGAGCTGTGTCAATGATCCTTCCATTCGCTTGGGCTTCCGCGTCTGCCTGAGCCTCCATCTCAGCAATTTTGGCTTCTCGCATCTTCATGTACTGGTAGTTATCATCGATTTTCTGAGGGTCAAGCAAGATATGCTTTGGGCTGAAGACCTCTCGAACAATCGTCTTGTAGACCATCTCATCGAGCCAGCCTTCGACTTCCTTTTCAACTTTCTTTCCGCTTTCCCAAACGGTAGTCTTTCCTCCCCAGAAATTCGCAGAAGCGTATTCCGGCTTTCTCTTGTTGACATCCTTCATCGTCATGATGATAAGCTTATTCTTGGTCTGGTCATCAAACTCAATATAGCCGAAACCTCCGCGAATCTCACCACGGTCAAACGGGTCATTGATAGCAAATTCATAGGACTCGATGGGCTGCCCATGCGACTTTTTTATCGGTCTGAACGTATCATTGGAATAAACAAGTTCAATCGTGACAGAAACAGGCTTGTCCAGTGCATACTTTTCGGAAATAAACCGGATACCGTTGTATCCTTTCATTAGGTTTACATCATACTTTCTTGTCTTGTTGTTCTTGAAAGGAATCGGGGTGAGATGGTTGTCCTGCATCATATCCAGACCCATCCGGGCGTAGTGAACGACATCTGTTGCCAGATCCTGCAGGTTGACATTCTGCCAATTTACCTCCAGATCATTGTTGTACTTTGGATCCTTATTGGCTGCGTTCTTCCGGATACGATCTTCCTCTGCCTTCTTTAGCGCCCGGTCAATTGCGATGAAGTAGCCCTGAATCAGCTTCTTCTGGTAGTCCGTGAGACTCGGCGCTCCAACGCCGGTTCCGAATTCCTTCATAACCATCGCCGTGAAGCGTTCGCTCTGATTGAGCTGGACGGGCTTTTGCTCGGTCAACTGGGTTTGTTCATTGTTTTCAGCACTCGCCATTATTTTTACCTCCATATATTGACACGGCCAGATGACATCAGGCCGGGTGTCTTATCTTAAACTTCCAATCTCAGCACTTTGTCAGGCTCTGAAACTACCAAGCGAATCATCTGCGTGTTCGTCTTTGCAAGTCTGGTAATGCTCTCTGCGTTGTCAACCATAACCGGAAGCTTTACGCCCCAATGTCCAGACAACGTGTCAATGATTTCCAGTCCAGCATTGATCCTCGCAGCATTGTTTGCAACGGAGTACGGAACAAGCCGACCATCGTCGGTCGGAACCATGACATCGCAGCCTTCCTTCAAGCCGCCGTTCTGCTGAACCTCAAACAGTCTGAACCGAACTCTCCGGAACTTCCGGTTAATACGCTCCGTGAGCATATCGACCTTTGCCCGCATAAAAAGATCGCACAGATATAACCCTCGCTCAGTCTTTCCGTACTCATCAGACAATCTCGCCTCGGCCTCTTCCAGTTCTGCGACCCTCTTTTTCTGTGCTTCAGCAAGGGCAATCTTAACGCGCATTTCCTCATAACAGCTCAGCTGCTTCTTTTCGGCTGCAATCTTTCCTTCCATCTCAGCAGAAGCATCTTCCTCACATTTCCCGATGTCCAAAAGCTTTTCTTTTAACTGAGCCAGCTCATTTTGGAGCAATCCGTACTCGTTGGTGTGTTCATACGTGGGATCTGTTCCAATTGCACTTCTCGCTTCTTCAAGCTCTTTCTCAGCAGCGGTGATTGCAAGTAGCGCAGAAGCAGCTTTTGCTTCGCTTTCATGAAGCTCCACTCTCAGCTTCTCGATCATGTCCTTGGAAGCCTCAGTCTTTCCTCTCATGTTCAACTGCGCCAATCTCCGGCTCTTGGAAAGATTGAAGTCCGAAACGATTTTCTCAATCTTGTCGGCAGGAAGCTCCCTGCCGCACGTCGGACAAATCCTTGCAGAATCAGAAAGCGACTCAGCATTCACTTGCTTCCATTCTTTCAGAATCTTCTCTCTGATCGCAGTCATATCTTCGAGCATTTTCCGCTTCTGGACTTTCTCAAACTCGGCGCGAGTCGATTCCGTTCTACAGGCGTAGACCTTTCTCTCAGCGTCCATGACCTTAGCGTTGAGCGAAGCGTTCCGCTCTCTCTGCATCTTCGTGAAATCCAGTCTTCCATCGGCAATCCTCAGCTCAACATCCGCAATTTTCTTCCGGATGTCGAAGCCAGCGTCGCCACCGGATTCCAAAGCCGCTTTTTCCTTCAGCAACTCGCTAATTCTGAGATTACTGCTTTCAATAGCAACGTTGACAGTATCCGTATCTACCGAACCAACATCCGGGATTGCCTTTTCTGCTTCTTCGATTCTACCGGGAATGCTCTCAATCTGCTTGTTCAAGTCCCGCATCCGAGCTGATGCGATCTTTTTGTATTCATCAATTCCGTACATCCTGTCGCACGTTCCGGGAATCAATAGATACTTCGGAAGATCGCTCAGTTCGGCAGAGCTGTTGATAATTTCTTGGTCAGAAATATCACCGCACACCTCAAGTAATATCTGCCGGCGAGTCTGCCACTTCAACTGCTCCGCAAAATAGTCTGGCATCGTCAGCATCTTTGGCTTCTCAGCATCACCGCCGCACAAGCTGAGTACAGTGCTGGTATAATCCCGTTCCTTGACAGGGACACCATCAACGAAGTAGTCTACCGTGTGTCCATCTCTTTCCTCGTAAGCACTTCCCTTCTTTTTCTTGTAGACCTCGTGGTACGACTTCTGGAACGTAATAATCTGACCGGATTCCTGCTGGAACGATGCTGTGACTCCATGATTCAGGTGGTGAAGGTCTTCTCCATCAACGCCCTTTGTCTTCGGGCTAAAATCCTTTACGCCTGTACTGGCCTTATCGAACAAAAGCCACGTAAGAGCATTGAACACGGTAGTCTTTCCGGTTCCATTGTCTCCGTAAATCGAACCGGAGCATCCGCCAGGGAATTCCAGGCTCAGTGTTTTGACCCCTTGGAAGTTTTCAAGCTTCATGGACAGCAATCTCATTTTTTCTTCATCCTTTCATACTTCTTGGCTTATATTTGAAAATTCAAGCGATTTCAGCTGACACGGCTGATCGCATTGATTTCGTACCTCATCACGATATCCTCAAGTTCATTTCTAAAAATGAGAGGGAAATAATCAGCTTCCTTATCGGCTGACTCCATTTTCTTTTTTGATTGGGACTCAGCGAACTGAATGTCCGCCTCTTCAAATACGAATCCCCTTTCAGTTTCTATCCTCTTCACAGTCTCTTCGATTTCCGGACTCATTGTCTTCATCTCCTATATGTTCTCTGGAAACAAACGCTGAAATGTCCATCCGCCCTTGCTTTCTTATGGCATCTTCAAGTTCCTCAGATGACGAAATCCCATATTGTTCCAAAAGTATCCTCATCAGTTCTTCCTTGTCTGGCATCCATTTTTACTCCTCTTGATTGCCATTTCTGTGATGATTTTCAACTCACTTATTGATTTTGCAACATCCTCCAGATACTCAGTGATTTGAGACAGATCCTCAATTTCATTCTCTGAAACCCTCCCATCTGCGGCAATATCCATAAGCCTGTCTTTTATGTCATCCAGACGATCCAACTTCATCCCCTTTAAGAGCTTAACTGTAACTCTTTCAATCGGAACAACTTCCTCAGAGACGGGCCTGTCTTTTCCAATTGGACACTCATGCAAACAGTAATAGTTCAGCAAATGCGGAGCCTTGTACAAGTCAGCCATCTGAACTGCTTTGTCAGGAGGCATACATTTCGTCAGGTTCAGCTCAGCATCAGCAACCGCAGATACAGACATTCCAAGCAGTTCCGCTGCCCCTTCTCGACTAAGGAGTCTGTCATCCCATTTTGCAGCTTCCATTCTGGCTTCGTACCACGGATTTCCTATAGCCTTCGTAGCTTCACGTCCCATTTTTTTCAACACCTTCTTCATGTATAATTACCGTAGTAACAGATAACAATATCACATTGGTAATCTGTTCGCCAAAAGCATTATTCCGCTTTGATTTCTTGTGCAATCAAATTGGTAATTTACCATCAAAAAGAAAATCGTTCAGCTGTTCGGGGTTGAAGTGGAGGACTTTTGCAAGAGAAAGCTTTTCATCCTCAGAGAACGGGGAACCGCCACTCTCTTTCTTCCTGTAGGTGTGCAGGTTCATACCAAGCTCGGTCGCAACATTCTCCTGTGTAAGACCAAGCCGTATTCTCTGAGCCTTAATCTCTCTCCGATTCATTTATCCACCTTCATTCCTTCGATGTTTTACCGATATGATAACTATATCTTACCATTCGGTAATTGTCAAGCAAAATTTTATCAGTTGTAAGAAAATTTTTCTTATTAGCGATAAAATCTGTTGCGGTTTTAATCTATTTGATGTATCATCTTATCAAAGTGGTAAATGCTTGAAAGGAGCCAAGAAGCTATGGATTACTCAACGTTTAGCAACAATGTCAGAATGCTCATCGAACGTCGTGGAATGACAGTAAACTCATTCTGCGATGACATCGGAATACCGGCACCTACTATATCGAGGTATCTGACGGGAGAGCGAGAGCCAAAGTTCTCTTACATTGTCAGGATTGCAGAATACTTCAACGTTTCTCTTGACTGGCTTGTGGGGATAAACGGTGAGAAATTCGATGTGCTACCTGCGGACATCCAAGATGTTGTTTATCTTTACTCACTGGCATCCGAGGATGACCGCCGTGTCATTCGTGTGCTGCTAAGCAAATACAAAAAGGAGTAATGACACATGATCTACAGCGACAGGACAAGCAGGAACGCAATCTTTGTAGGCCCAGACCACAAGACGGAACACCTCCAGAGAATACCGCTGATGCAGAAAACCTACGACGAAGCATGGATTCAACGTCTTATTGAAAAGAATCCATCCCTGCTCCAGTCTGAGGAAATCGGCTCGGAATTTTCCGATCTCATTTGTATTGGGAAGGAAGTTAAAGTCGGAACCGGATCATCCGGATACATAGACAACCTTTATGTATCCGCAACCGGACACGTTGTCATCGTCGAAACCAAACTGTTCCGCAATCAAGAATCCAGACGGGCTGTCGTAGCCCAGATCATCGACTACGCCAAGGATGTTCAGGGATGGACATCGGAAGACCTTGACAAAGTTGCCTCTGAGTACACATTCCATCGCAGAGGACAGGCATCCCGTGTCTTCGATTTAATGCTGGAAGCAGGCTATTTGACCGTGGAGGATTCAGCCCGTTTCACCGATTCTGTGAACAGGAGCCTTGAAAACGCAGACTTCCTGCTGCTCATTGTCGGCGATGGAATACGAAGTGGCGTTCAGAAGCTGGCAGATTTCATCTCCGGTTATACCTCAAACAGTTTCAAGTTGGGGCTGCTGGAGCTAGAACTTTACGAACACAATGGCGGCACAATTGTCATTCCGAACGTCCTGACAAAGACGACTGTTATTGAGCGCCAGGTATTTACTCAAAAACAAATGAGCCAGGAACCATCTATTCGCGCATCCGCTCAGCCACAGCCTCCGGTTCTTTCCCTGGAAGAGTTCGTCAATGTGTTTGCTGCAAACGGGAATTACGAAGCTGACTCTGTGTTGTCTTTCATCGCAAACATCCGCGACCTGCCAGGTGTTTCGGTCACAATTCACCCGTCGGAAGTTCGTATCCGAATTCAGCTCCCGGACGGCTCCTCCTGCCCGATTCTGGTGTTCGGGAAATCAGGAACAGCTGGAAAGCCGGCTGCTGATATCTGGGTCTACCCGGCAGATATTCAATACAAGCTCGGCAAGGCAGGCATCCCACTATACAAGGCAAATGCTTATCTTGACTTCTACAAGGTATTCGTAAATCAGGATAAGTGCAAGAACGTTCCGTACACCGTTCCGTCGAGCTTCTATTACGGATATGTTCGCAGAATTCTCGGCAATACAGACGCCTTCATGGAAGCCATTGAAGAACTCATTACGTCTGTTTCCGATTCGGATGAGTAAAGTGGTTTCACTTGGCCTATTCCACGAAATACGTGGCTGTAGAGAGTTGAGACGCAGCATATTCTTCCAAGGACTATGATAAAAGCAAGAAGCGGGCAGAATCTCTTCTGTCCGCTTCTATTCTAAAAAGAAAGGGATGAACGCCGTGGCTACCATTCCATCCACGTCCAAAAAAATAACGGACCTGAAAGCTGCAATCTACATCAGAGTCTCCACGCACTGGCAGGTCGATAAAGACTCCCTGCAGGTGCAGCAGCGTGAGCTGATCGCCTATTGCCAGTTGGTGCTCGGCATCAACGACTACGTTGTATTTGAAGATGCAGGATATTCCGCAAAAAACACCGACAGGCCAGATTTTCAGAAAATGATGGCCCGAATCAGGAGCGGAGAATTTTCCCATGTTCTCGTCTGGAAAATCGACCGGGTGAGCCGAAACCTTCTTGATTTCGCGTCTATGTATGCTGAACTTCAGAACCTTGGAGTTATCTTCATTTCAAAGAACGAGCAGTTCGATACGTCCACGGCCATTGGCGAAGCCATGCTCAAAATCATACTGGTAT